ATGCCCAAGTGGTAATAACTCCGTCTTTGTAATACTTGATATGAGTAATGGACTGGAGTTTTGACCTTCTGATAATAATTCCATTGTCGTTATACTTAGGATAAAGCGGACTTACTCCTGAATAATAAGAAAGGGAATCGTGAGAAGGAAATCTATCTAGGAAAGTTTTGTAGGTTTTATTAATGAGGTCTCTGCCAGTCATTTTCTCAAAATACCCAGCAACAGACTTAATTATCGCTTTTATAAGATTGTCATCTACAACAAGGCTACTAGGAACTTTTAAATAACTCTTAACATCATCTATGTCTAAGGGTAAATTTGTAGCTTCAGTAACCAATGAGTAATTAAGCGGTTGCTGAAATATCATTTTAATTACTTTTTATCTTTTTTAGATTTGTTCTCAGGAGTATTAAGAATAGCTTTATTTTCTATTGTTGGCATCACTTTGACTCCCCAGCCTTCTCTCACAAAAACCTCTGCCAATTCATCAAATACTTCTTCTGTGTTTCCAGATATATATTCTTTGGTAGATATTCCTAATGGACAAGAAGCGGCTAATATATTTTTCTTAATTTCTAATTGCATAATTTAAATTTAAAAAAAAGGGGAGTTTTTAATTCCCCTTTTATTATTAAGCGGTAGGTGAATGTAAAGGAGAAGATAAAATTACATCAACTGTAGCTGTTGAGCCAGTAGTTACAGAAGTTGAGGTAATTGATGCTTTAATGTAGCGTTTTTTACCAACATAACCAATTCTTTGGTTAGTATGAGAAGCTGTTAAAGCTGTAGGAGTTCCAATTAAAAAACTAGAATCAACAGCAGTAAAAGATCCGCCAGAAGTATCAGATTCAGTAATAACTGGCAAATAACTTCCGTCAGTTCTAGTTCCTAATTTAAAATTAAAAGTTGCACCTTGATAAAGAGCAGTATCAATTTCAATACCAACAGTTGTGGTATTAGTAGAGATAGTTGCAATGTTTAATGCGTTAGAAATTGTAATATTATTTTTTAAATCAACAGATGACATAGATTATTTTTATTTAAAATTAATAAAAAGGGAGAGATAAACTCTCCCTAAATTTAAGAAGTTGCAATTTTTAATTTACGAATAGCTTCGGGAAGAACAACTTGTCCACCAGTTCTTTTGGTAATCCAAAAAAATAGTTTATCAGTTGATGCTCCACCAAATGGATCTTCTTTTACGGTAAGATTTCTATTGTCAACAATTCTGTATCCCCTAAAAAAGTCTCCACATAAAATTGGGAATGTGTTAGCCCCAACATTTGGCATATCTTGTGCTAAAAAGTAAGGAATGCCAGCTACTGTCGCAGGAAGTCCACCATTTAACGCTGGTTGAAATAAATAAGCGTCGTTAGTAGTTCCTTTTAAAACTCTAATATGAGAATGCAGAGTATTTCTATTGAACATATAAGCAAGGTTATATCCTGGTGCAACATCGCCTTGAATTTTTAATAGAGCATCGCCATTACCTAATGTAGAAGCGGCACCAGAGGCGGTATAACCAATAGAAGTATTAGTTAAAAGACCTTCAGCTTGTTTTACGCCAGTTCCGTTAATGAAAAGTCCGCCTTCGTGCTTAGCAATAACTCTAGCAATTTGAGAATTAATTTCGTTTCTCATACTAAACAAAGAATCTTCTAACATTTCAGTTGAAATCTCTATTTTAAAGCCAAACTTATGAGCAAAGATTTCTTCAGATCCATAAGAAGCATCAGAAGATGTAATTGCTTCGCCTTCTCCCATATTATAAACTGTTGGAAGGCTGGTTTCTTTAGCGACAGTAATAGATTTCCTATTTGTCGGAGTTACTCTAGCGACTTGACGAACTGGTGAAATTTCAGTAATATTTTTGATAATTTCGTTAACATATTCGGTCGGAGCTAAATAACCACCAGCAGTATTGACATCTGTTCTAAGATATTTAACTTCAGGTTGAAATCTCATTTCTTTTGTGCCTACTTTTAACATTTGTTCAAATGCCTTTACTTCTTCTCTGGTTTCCTCATTATTGCCACCACCAAAATTAGCACGAGTAAGTTTAGCTTCCCTTGCTCTCATTTCAGATTCAAAATCTTTAAGAGCTTTCCTTTCCTCAGCCATTTGATTCATTATATCGGTATTGTGAGATTCAAACTTTTTATCATATTCAGCGTGCATTGCTACTAGTCTTTGTTCAAAACCAGATGATTTTTCTTCAAATGTCTTTCTAATCTCATTAAGCAATTGCTCTGAAGATTGTTTAACTTCTATGGTCATTTTATTTATTTAATTTGTTTAAGAAAATTTTGTAAATTAGTTACTAAGTCTTGCTCTGCATCACGCAAAGATTGTTCTTTCTCATCACGAGAAAATTCTTTTACTTTTGAAATAAGTGTTTTTGCTTCTGTGTTAGAAAAGCCACTTTCTTTCAAAACTGATTCAATATCTTTAAGTGAATTTACTTCCTTAAAGTTTTTATCGTCTTTTTCTGGATTTAAAAGTTCTTTTATTTCCTCCCTTTCTTTTTCATCTAACTGTGCGTCTTTCAGCATAGATTTAATTGCAGTAAGTCTTGCCTTGTCATTCATTGGGAAAGTAACTACTGAACCTTCAAATAATTTAGCTTTTGTGATTATTCTGCATCTTTTTTCTCCAATAGTCTTAAATTCACAATCTTCCATTTCATAACCTACGGAAAAGCCAGAAATATCGCCATTTTTAAGGTTTGCATACTTTTCAGCCGCATTAGGAACTAAATAATTTCCAGTTGTTTCATCACGCATTAAATTAAATTTAGCGTTTTTGAATTTTACGCCATAGTTATCAATTTCTATTTGGAATTTTCCGATTGGTTTTCTTGTGTCGTGGTCAGCTAAAAGAGGGTAGAATTTTCCGAAAGGCTCATCATTGAATGCAGATGCCTCAAAAATGTCATCTCCAAAGTCTATATTACCAAATGCGGCAACATATCCTTCAAAAGAGCCATCTTCTTGCAGACTCTTAATTTCTAATATAAATTGTTTATAGTTTAATTCCATAAGTGGTAAATATGGTTAATATTCATTAATATAAACATTGCTTTTTATTAATTAGCAATATAAATTATCTATTAGTAGTAATATAATACTTACCAATGGGCAAAACTAATAATTCAAAAGAATATATTTTCATAACTCAATTTGAAAGATTTTATCCTATTTTACATAAGGAGGGCAGGATAACAAAACCTACAAGAGATGCTTTTATGGAAGAATATATTGGTATTTCTAAACATAGTTGGAAAAATTTTAGAATAATTGGAATAGCAAAGCGTTATCAGGTAATCCTAGAGCTTTTAAATAAAGTATATCCTAAAAAATAATGCCATTGTCGTATAATGATATTACATCGGCTTTGTAACCCGATGATGGGGGTTTGATTCCTCCCGATGGCACCATTTGTAAGTAGGGGGTTGTGGGTTCTATTCCTATTTCTAGCACCAAAAAAAGAAAATTAAAAATCTTACTAATCTTCCAAAGCAATAGATTGGGTAGGAGATGAATTAGTCATTCCATTTGCCGCAACTCCATAATTTTCGCCCTCTTCTCCAGCTACCGCAACTTGGTTTCCATCAATATAAACTGCATTCCCCCCAATATTAGTCTTAGGACGATCCATATACTTTCTAATCTCATTAATTGTGAATACTCCCCCTTTCTTAAGGGTAGAAATTGATTCAAACATACGAACTTGTAAAGCCATAATAGAGGACTTATCATAGCCAACCTTGACAATATCTTTTTGTGGATAGAAGTTTTGGTAGATAAAATGGTAATAAAAGTCGCAATATTTATCCAAAAGAGGCAAAACAGCTTTGTCATAGAAGTAAAGGTTAGCTTCTTTAGTCGAAGCAGCGGCAGCAAACTCACCCTCAACGGAAGGCAAAGGAATATTAAAATTATTATATACAGCTACTCTCATTCTTCGCATTAACTTCTCGAAATCCATATCTTTTAGGTTCATATCGAGAGATACGGCGGTAAAAGGCATACCCATCAATAAAGTTTTACCAGTATTATTTGCACCAGAGAAGTTTTTTCTAAGATAATCCCTCATCTTCTCAAGCATATCTTGAGTTGGCATAGATGTTCCTTCTTTTGGAGAAAACATCATTTTAGAAGACATCCCATTTTTTAGAAGGTTCGTGTTGTGAATTGAGGCTTGAAGATACTGATTCATCTCTAATTCAATACTTTGAAGAGGTGAATCGCCGTATAGGCAGTTATTTATAGGGTTGGTGCTTGGTTCTTTGAAATGAACAAGAACTCCGAACTTATCATCAACAAAAGCCTCGATCCATTCATTATTAAAATTACGGACTAATCTTTTTGTAAAGTATCTTTGTGTTCCATTTGAGGTGTAATAGTAATGATCCACATAACCATTACTTCCAGCAACGGCAGTCACAAAGTCGGGGCGAAGGTTGAATACTTCATTTGGCTCAAACATTATCTTATCACCAGCAGCATTAAGAACTCCTGAAAGATAAATATAATTATTCCCAGTGGCGAGGTAATGAATGAATGCTTCTTTGCGGAAATCTGTTCCTGTTTGTTGGAAGTTTGGCTTACTGAACTTTTTAACGAAAGGATTATCTTCTTCAGGTTCTAAACCTTCCTCACTTTTTTCATAAGGTAAAAGTTTAAGAGTAGATGCTTCGGAAGATATGGTGTTTATAGCATATCCAACAGGGGCGATCTGTGAGTAGTATCTAAGACCAACGGAAGGATTGGCAGAAAAAGAAAAAGATTCGTAGTAATATCCCAACATCAAGGCATCATAAGCACCTTTCCTCTCGTAACCAAACTTTCCTAGTATTTTTTGAAGCATATAAATATAGATCGGGTAAAATCATAATATTTAAGGTTTAACTATTTCTAGTTTATTTGCAAGGTAATTCTTTTATAACTCTCTTAATATCTAAACAAACTCTCTCTGGCGGATAATCTATACCCTCAGCTTTTAAAGCAATAATTACTAGAGTTAATGCCCCAGTCAAATTAGATTGTAAATCAGACAAAGTGTCTATTAAATCTTCACACGAATTTATTTCATCTGATACTAAGTCGGTTAATTTATCTGCAAAGTCTTTCATTCTTAAAAATAGTTTGTTTGACTAATGGATTTGGACTTTCACTATCTCATAGCGTAGCTTTCTAATGTTTAGCTCATATCAGACCATCAACCTGACCCCATTAGCCTTAATAATAATATTTACCACGAATTAATAGTCAAATTGAATAGTAGTATTATAATACTATTCCCCTAAACCCTTATAAACAAAGGAAACAAAGACTATTGACAAATACGAATTAAAAGAAATATACTTGACAAGATCCTCAAACAATGGGGGATTTAAGGGGGAGGCAGCTAACTAGCTAGCATTTCACGGAAGTGAAGCCGCAGAACAAAACTGGGGAGGCATAATATACTGAACATTTTTTTTCTTTCTTTCTTCTTTTCTAGCATTCTACTCAAGCTATACATCTTTAACTGAAAAAATTCCAAAAAAATATTATACCAAAATTGATAATTAAAATTTGGAAAAAAACTGATTTTGATATAGGGGGGTCTAATGGAAAAATATGAAAAATATGTGAGGGGTAGCTATTCAATACAACGACCCCCCCCTCTCCCGCTTTTTGAACATACGGGGCACAACACAACACACCAGCCATCATCAATCAACCAACCTTTGCAACCCTCGCCATCTCTGCCAGCATATACTCACAAGACTCAACCACTATTTTTAATTCATCTGCATTTAATTTTTGAACCAAAGATTTTATTGCTAACAATATTTGTGAGCTAGAAAACTCAATTTGATTTGTTGCCAAAGTGTCGGCACTGATAGCTGTAAATTTGGCAACTGTTTTAATTGAATCCAGTGCTACTCTTGCGTCTCTCATTTCTTTGATTGATCGATCCAAGCCAACTGGTTTTTCAACTTTTTGCTTGTTGTAATCAATTAAATCTTTTAAGTTATTAGCTAAAGAATCATAGTCCAAACCCTTTAGTTTAAAGGCTTCTGCCAAAGTCCCTGATTTTTCTATTCTGCTCAATATATCAGTCGCTCTATTTACATCAATCCCTGTTTTTGCCGCCGCTTGTTTTATGCTTCTTGTTTCAATAAAGTTTTTTGCAAAGTTTAATTGAGTTGTTTTTGCTATACCCATATTCATCCTCGCCCTTTTTGCTCTGCCTTTTTTTAATGCCAGCTCCTTTTTTTTTGTCATCCTTGTAGTTGTTTTAACCGCTCCCATTTGTTTGTTTTTATTTGCATTTTTTACATTATTCATCGCCGCTTCTTTTTGCTTCCAACTTTTAAACTTACCTAGTCCGCCATTGTCCTGATTTTGATTATCATTATCATTATTTAAACTCTCTGCCATAAAAATTGATTATTATTAATAAATAATTGACTATTAAAAAAGCCAATCCAAAAAACTAAACCCTTGATTTTAAAAGTCAACCCTAAATTTTAGACAATAAAAAACCCGCCTACTTTTGAAAATTGACGTTATTAATCAATATTAATTTCAATTTAATTATTGTATGATTTCAATACAATTTACAACTTTATTTTAAAAAATACTTGACAATTTTAAGCCCTTTTTAGCCCCCTAAAAATTTCTTCCTTTATCATTCTCTATAAAATCCCTCTTTTCTCTGTCCGTTGCTCCTAAGCCGTTTTTGATGATTTAGCTATTTTATTGGAATTAATATCATTTATTTTATTATAATGCTTGATTATTAAAATCATTGTTTGAGCTATATAAATCAAGGCTTCATAAAAATAATAAACTATTTTTTATTTTTTTATTATTATCTATTGACTTAATAATTAATTGGAATTAGAATACTTTTAATTGATTTGGATTTAAAAACTTCTTTAAAAAATATTGAAATAAATATTAAAAAAGGCTTGCAATTAAATCATCAATCAATTATATTTGATTTTGATAAAAAACTTTATTAACCAAAAAACTAAAAAACTATGACAAATAAAAACTTAAAAAACGAAGCAATAGCCAAACTTAAAAAATACATTTTGCCAGATTCTGAAATTGTGGTAGTTATGCACAGCGTTAGTCAATCAGGAATGCAACGAAAACTATCGGCTTTTGTTGTCGGCGAGAATAAAAGATTGGTTCGGCTAAATGGATATATTTCACAAGCTGGGATTTTCA